CCAAGCTCCTCGTCCTCGTCAAGCTCCCAGCTGCCGTAGTGGCTGGGCATCTTTGCCTTGATGCTGTGCGAGTTGTCCTCGATGTACGGCACCTGGGCCACGAAGTCGGCAGCGTACCTGAACGCGTCCATGAGGTGCGAGTACCTGTCGTGCTTCGGGTTGGCAGACCAGTCGTCGACTGAGGACAGCTGCCTGTACTCCCAGTTCTCGAAGCACTCCATCAGCCAGCCGCAGCGCTTGCTGTCGATGATGGCGTTGCCGAGTATCTTGCGACCACGGTTGATGCCGTCCTGCACGTATGTCCTGTCCAGCTTGTGCCACGTGATGTTCGGGAACGCACGGCGGCATTCCTCCAACGGGGAGCTGGACGAGCCCGATCGATCGGAGTCCCACGGCAGGCACGCGGCGCGGATGAGGTGGAAGTATTCCCTCTGGGCCAAGTCTTGCACGCACTCGACCACGGCCTTGCGGTTGTCCTCGTACCAGTCGAGGATGAACATGCGGCCGTTGTACCACTGGAATATGACGGCGCTGGTCCAGTCGGTCTGCTTGTCCTTCGAGGAGATGTCCCATGCCATGTACACGGGCTTGCTCGTGTCGAAGTTCGTGGGGCAGTACCTCTTCTCCTCTCGCACCATCTCGATGCCAGGGAACACGAGGCCCGCGTTGACCGCGAGGAAGTCGCACATGTACTCCTGGCGGAACATAAGGTCGTTGCCCATGGCACGGATGTAGCGCTGTCGGATCTCCTCAAGCAGCTCGTCAGAGAAGATGCGCCTGCCTTCGTTGTCCACCGACTCGTCCGCACGCATGACGTCCACGTAGACCCTGCCGTGCGGGCCAGGCCAGGCCTCCGGGTCTGACTCCCCGGTGTACGCCGTCAGCCAGTCGGCAGCCACGTTGTTGATGCCACGAGGGGTGAAGTTCACGTTGACGAGGTACCTCTCGTTCGCCGCACGCTTGGCGTCCCAGATGGGCTGCAGGTAGTCGAACGCGCCGCGCTTGTACAGGCTCAGCTCTGACACGAAGAAGTTGTTGTACGACGAGCCGATCAGCGACTCGCTCTCCTTGAAGCCGATGAACTGTATGAGCGACGGTGCGAAGTCGCCAGGATTGTTGAGCATCTGCACCTGCTGGGCAGTCTCCCTCACGTCGATGACGTCCTCCGGGTAGTCGGCCCAATGCTTGCGCCCGTCGATGTACTTGTCCCAGATGTTACGACGGATCCACTTGTTGTCCAGGCCGACGTAGGCAGACTGACGGCCTGGCTCACGGTACGCCTCGTACAGGGCGAACTGGATGTCGTCCGTGTCCTTGCCAGCCTGGCGGTGCCAGATCTTCGCATAGTAGTCGTACTCGCCTGAGAGACGGCGAGCCCAGGCCTCGCGCTGACGGGGCCTGGGCTGGTAGTACCTTGGTACCTTGACTGCCATGCTACGCTTCCATCAAGGAGTTGAAGTCGATGTCGTTGGCCTTGCAGTATTCCTTCAAGGACTCGCGTGCCTTGTCGATCTCCTCGTCCGTGGTGGCGCAGAAGTCGACGATGTCCTGCGCCACGGGGCCCACGTTCTGGCACAGCTGCAGGATCATCAGCTGCTTGGCCAGCTCCTCGGGGCCGACGGCGTCAGCGGTCATGTCGGCCTTGTACATCTTCTCGCAGATGGTGTCCATCTTCTCGGGGTCGGTGCCAGCCGCGAGGTTCTTCATCTTGGCCGCCGCGATGGACATGCTCTTGGCGATGCGCTGCGCCATCTGGATCTCGGAGTACATGTTCTCGCCAGCCTTGACCTGGCCGAGCACGTCACGCTCGGTGTCAAGCGCGGACATCACGCCGTTGGCCGTGCGGTACTTCTGGGACATGACGTCGAGCTGGGACACCAGGCGCTCCTTGGCGTTGATCGCCTTGAAGGTGGCGTCCTCTTCCATCTTGGCGATGGCCTCGGCCTGCTCCTTGGCGACGTCCTTGGGGTCGGCTTCCTCGGTGACGTCCTTCAGCTTGCCAATGGTCTTCTCGTTCATCGTGCGCTTCCCTTCATCTTGGCGAGCAGCTGGTCCTGCTCCCATTCCATTGCTTCCTCGATAGACTTGAACTGCGGCTTGCCGTTGCCAGCCGTGTTGCTCGTGGTGCTAGGCGTGTCGAGCGCAGGACCGGTCGGAGGGGCGGCAGGTGCCACCGACTTCTGTCCGGAGAAGCGCTTCTGGATCGTGCGCACCTGGCGGTTCACCGCAGCCAGCGCCTTGTCCAGGTCGCAGCTGTAGCCGATCACGTCGCCGTTGCGGTCGGTCACCTCGTAGTCCTCGATGATCGAATCGAACATGGAGCGGCGCATCGGGTCGAGGGCCTGGTACTTGGGGGCGAACTCGACCACGGCGAGGCGTGCTCCTTCCTGCTGCATGAGGCGCTGCTCGTAGTCACGGCAGGTCTTGTTGAACGCGTCGGCCAGCTCGCGGTTGTAGTCGTCCACCCACTCCTGGGCCTGGCGGCGCGGGTTGTCGCCCATGAACTCTCGGCCAGTCTCGGGGTTGTAGAAGCGGGGCACTCCGTCGGAGTCCCGCTTGCACACGTCGGGGTCGTTGATGGTGGCGCCGAGCCTTCCGTTCTGGTGGCGTGCGCCCTGCTTGATGTAGGCACGGGCGACCTCGGTGATGGCGCGGTCCTGGATCTCCTTGGTGAAGGACTCGCGGAACTGGGCTACCGACTCTTCAGAGACGTCGAGATCACCCCAGTCAAATCGGACATCCTCTTCGCCATCCTCTCCTCCAAGATCACCTGGTCCTCCAACGCCATCCTCAGGCTGCACGCCGTCGTCGGCTTCAGCACCAGCGGAGTCCTCACCAGCGTCAGCTCCCTCGGCACTGGGCACAGCCCCGCCTTCGTCGCCTCCGTCGGCGTCGGGAGCTGCCTCAACAGCTTCCTCGTCTTCCTTATCGAGCGCCGCAAACGCAGCAGCCCAAGGGTCAGTAGGAGTCGGTTCCACCGTAGGAGCCATCGTCTCCTCGTTCTGTCCAGCCATCTTGTTCCTCCTTCTCTTGCATCGTCCTTGCGAGTTCCTGGAGCCTCGCCAGCTCCGTCCTCACCCACTGCTGCTTGAGCTTCTGGTACACCAGCGCCCTCCGTGCGCTCAGGTCCATCTTGCCCGACGGGGTGAAGCTGTTGGTCAGCACCTCTGCCATGGCCTCCAGGTCCTTGCACGTCAGCAGCTTCGTCCTGACCTTCGTCAGGAACACGTTCATCTGCTGCACTATCCATTTGAACTCATCCAGCCTCTCAGCGTCCGACAGCGGATCGGTGAACCTGAGCGCATCATACGTGTCGCACAGGCTCTCCCACGAGGCGACCACGTCGATGTGCCTAGTCTCCTCGTCGACCCACTCGCGGACGTCACCAACCGATTCCAGCCTGGGCATCGATGCGCTCCTTGCGTTGCTGCTCCTTGATGAGCGCTTCGGTCATCGGGATGTTCGCGGCCAACGTCACGCCGTCGATGTACGACATGAGCGGACGCCCGGAGAACCGGGGGATCAGCTCGGGGAACACCTGCTGGATGAGGGTCTTCAGGCCATAGACCTGGATGAGGGTGTCCCCTACCTGGATCACCTTGGTCGGGAAGGACCAGATGTACCCGCGCTCGCCGCTGTTGCCACGCACCACAGGCACGAGCTCCTTGCCGATGCACCAGCTGATCTCGGTGCCGATCTTCGGGAACGTGGTCTTCGCAGTGACACGCTTGGTCGAGTTGCGCTCGATGATCTCGTAGTCGCCGACCATCTGCGTCACGCTCTCGGGCTCGCCATAGATGTGCTCGCCCGCCTCGAACTCGCGCACCACGATCTCTGGGCCGAGGTCTTCGTCGAACGCCAGGTTGCGCTTGGCGTCCGGGCGCATGAGCGGGGTGATGAGGATGCGCTTGCCGTACAGCGGGTGGCTGCTCACGTCGCTCGTGGTCGGGGCCTTGCGCTTGGGCTTCGGCTTCTCGGGCGGCTCCCACTCCTCGCCCTTCATCACGGCCGCGATGCGAGAGCAGCGATGCTGGTAGGACAGGCCGTCGTCAGACAGGCCGTGCTCTGCTTCCAGTCGCTCCAGCTCCTCCTTCTTGATTGCTGTCATCGTTCTCCTTTCAGCACAGGGATGTACTAACCAAGCACTAAGTATATCGTAGTCGAGAGAAAAAAATAACCCAAGGCGCAGGCTTTCGCCTACGACCTTGGGTCTTGTCACTATCTCCTGCCTGCTCGCCTCAGGACTCCCTCGTGCCTGATGATCATGCGCGACGCACAGGACGCCCACTTGATGCCGAAGCTGTCGGCTATCTCCTGGAACGTCATGCCGTTCTGCCTCATCTCGTAGGCCTTGGCGTCGTCCTCGGGAGTCATGTGGTGCACGTTGTCACGCCTGGGGCACTTGTCCCTGTTGCTCTCGGCATAGCTGTAGACCGTGGTCCTGGACACACCGACGTCCTTGGCTATGTCGCCTGCCCTGACGCCCTTGTTCCACAGCTCAACGATTCTCTTTGTCTGCCCTGTGGTCATCATGCCTCCTAACCATCTTGCCCACAGTGAACTTGGACACGCCAAGCTCCT